CCATTTGCATCAATCCCCTTGCCTGTTCTTATCTTGATTTGTGCAAGTGTATTTGATCCAAGAATAGCACTGTCTTGTTGTGTCCATAGGTTGCTTGGAAAGTTGAACTTGTACTTAACAGGCATGATTAGTGTCTCATTCCACGCTTTGGAGTAAAGAAGGAATCATTTGCTGATTTGCTGTAAGTTCTCCAACTTGCCCTAAAGTCAGATGGACCACCGCCTTTTCTCGATAAGACCTCTTCACCACTATCAACTAAGCCATCTCCATCAAGGTCAAGGGATATAGTGGCTAATGCCTTATCAATTAATTCTTCACACCTTGACTTCATCATGTTGGCAGCATCAAACTGCAAGGCCTGTTCATATATCCTTGAAGCGGCACAATAAGCATGTGCAAGTTTGAAAGACTCTGGGTTGAAGACTTCATCTTCTGTAATGTCATCTGCTCTTAAGTGGTTTCTAATAACTAAGATGATTTCCTCAAGGCTTGCTTTGATTTGTGGTTCAAAACTGCTTTGTCTTCTTGGGACCATATCAGCTAGGTTTGCAAAGGTTCTTACTAGTTCGTCATGGTCAAGACCTGTGTCAAATGGTCGATTTGTTACCTTGATAATACCTTTTTCAGTCTTGCCTTGGGTTTGGCTTCCAAGATTGGAAGTGTAGCCCACTGTATATGGGTAATAGCCTGGTGTGTCTGTAACCTGTGCAGTTGTTACCGTTCCATAGTACATGGCAAATTCAAGGCTACCACTTGTTGACAAGTCCACTTCCCTTGGTAGTGGTTCGGCTAATATCGCTGTGGTGTCAACTATCCTTGAAATAGCCACTGAGAAATAAGTGTCTCCATTGGTCACAAAGAAGGCCTTGACTTGGTCAGCTTGCAAGGCTGTTGCACTTGCTGAAAGTGTTAAGGTTCTTCGGTCGCTTGCAATGGCTGTGACTGTTAAAGCTGTTCTGCTTTGGGTCAAGGTCACTGTCACAGGTGTGCTAGTAGCATACACTTTTAAGGTAACACTACCTGTGATGGGTGTTGGTGCGTTCCATTCAAAAAGTAAGTCTGTATCTGTAGCAACCTTAATCATGGTTATCACCTTTGTGCTTTATTGTTTGCTTGATTGATATTTGTATTGGTCGCAAGGGGTAGCTTGGCAGCTTCAATGAAGCCTTCACTCACAGGAGACCAGCTATGGCGGCAGTTATACCCACCACAATATACTAGCACACCAAGCCCTTGACCATTGTCAAGTTTTCTCATTTGATCCTTGGTAACTACCAAGCCAATCAATTCACGACAAAAAGGTCTTGTTATACCGTCTTTGGGGCCTGTGTATAGATAGTGGTCAAGTCCTGCGTCTTCTGCAACAAAGGCAGTTATTGAACGACCAAAGGAAGATATTTGGGTCTTAACTTCTGTTAGCTGCCTACCCATTGCGCTTTCAAGTTGTATTTGGAGATTGCTTGCTATGATTTCAGCTGGCACTTCCAAGATTGCATCTTGTAGACCTCTAGCAATACTTTTCTTAACAGGTGGTAAGATCACGTCTTCAAATACTTGTTTGGCTATCATGGCTTGAATTGCTTGCATGTTTGAAGCAATGTTTGAAAAGTCAAAATCTGTTCTTATTGCCAATATGCCCTTTTGAACAGCCTGTCTTATTAAGTCAGTTTGTTCAATAAATTCATCAACAGCAAGGCCAAGACCATTTTCAAGAATGAACTGCATAAGCTGTTCATCAGTGTAGTTCATTATGGTTTCGACTCTTGCGGTCTTAATTGCTATTTCCATAGCCTTGGAAATATCCAAAGCTCCTTGCTTCAAGGACTTAGCAAAGGCCTGTTCGGCCTTCACTTCTGCCTTTAGCTGGTCACGTCTTGCCCTTGTCAATGTGGCCATTGGACCCGACTGACTTTTTGCCTGTCTTGTCAAGTCCTCTATTGCTTCCTTATCAGCGTCATTCTCAGCGAGTAAGGATATTTGTAGACCACATGTACAAAGCATCTTTCACCTTATAGACAGTCAGTGATGATACGACCAAGGGTTGAATCAACTGCATGGAAGCTGTTGACTTCTTCGCCCCAAACATAACGGCGTGTTTTGTCTAGGCTGTCATACTGACCGCTTACCATATCAGAGAAGGCAAGGTTAAGAGCTGCTACAGGCATGCCCTTCACGTTACCACTCTTTTGAACGATAGCATCAGAACCACGAAGAATACCCATAAACAAGCTGTCACCTGTCCAAATGTAGCTTTCTGAAGAAGTAGCCCCTGGCACTGCAGTGTCTTGACGAGCTTGTCCAACATAGATGTTTGGAATACCAAGGACATCACGAAGAACAGCAATCACAGCTTCATCATTCAAGATGCGATTACCACTAGCAATACCTGCAGTTGAATCACCAACATAACCACGAACTTCTGGGTTACGTGCAAGCTCTCTGAAGAGTTGACGGCCAAAAATTAAGGTGTCGGGGTTGATACCATGTGCTGCTTCAAAAACGGTGTCCTTGAGCTCATGGAGATAGCTAAGACCTTCAGCACCTGCAGCATTGAACTTACCACCAAATTCATTGGTTGAAGTATCATTGTTGAAGTTGCTTGTACCAAATAATAAATCAGCCGCTCTCTTTTCACGAGCAAGTTTCATTACTCGTGCAACCTTCTTGGCAATACGTGCTTCTTCACTGCCAGGATATTGGCTGTCAAAGATGTCTTCCATTGCGATTGAATCACTTGCTGAATAAATCTTGGCTTTGAAGGTTTGGCTTGAACGATCAAAGCCACCAATAGAAGCACGACTTGAGCCAGGAGCTCTCTCGATGTCAAGACCTGCACCTGCTCCCATAAAGTTGCGGGTATTCTCAACTAAAAGAGTACCTGAACGCTCGGGAACTTTGATGGTCTCAAGAACCTTGTCAGCGATAAGCTGGTCATCACTTGGAACAGCTTCTTGAACAAGGCTTGTTAAAATTTGGTCAACAGGGTGTAAATTAGCGTATGAACTAGCCATGTGTTAAGCTCCTTAAGGTAGTAAGTTGCAAGGGCCTGTGAATTTAATCAAGATTTGATCGCTTGCACTTGCTGAAGTTTGGTTGATGTTAGGTAGGATTTGGCCAATGCTGTAGTTTCCTGTTGTTGCATGAGTAACAACTTTCCCATCAGTATCAGCCATAACAAGGGAAACAGTGTTTGCAATGGTCGCACCTGCAATCACACGACTTACACCTTGCACAAGAACTTCCACACTGTCACCGCTTGCACAAGCACGTTGTGCAATACCAACGCAACGAGCATCAGTAGCGGCATCAGTAATAACAATCTTGCCAGCTGTGTTAACAGAAACAAGGGCAAACTCAGTAATAGCTTCAGCAGCTACAAAAGAATTGATAATATTTGACATGATTAAGCTCCAAAGACCTTATTGTAATAGTCGGGGTTTGATTTAGCGAAAAGGTTCAAGGCTTCTGAATAGCTAACTGATTTCTCACTAGCTAGTTTTCTCACTTCTTGGTCAAGGGTAGCCTTGTTAATCTCTTGACCACTTGCACCATGACCAACCTCTACCAATGGCACAGCACTGTTGGAAGGTCGCTCTGAGAACATAGTCCAAAACTCACCTTGAAGCTCACGAAGTTCAAAGGCCTTGCCAGCAACTTCAACTTCACTTGGTGTGATCTTGCCTTCATTAAGAAGAAGGTTGACAGCTTCACGCTTTTCAACTTCTTTCTTCTCGGCTTCAATGGCTTCAAGACGCTGTGATAGTTTAGCATTGTTTTCACGCAAGGCTTGGACTTCACTTAGAAGGGTTGACTCAGTCAAGGTCTCACTCATCTTGTAAGACTTCTTTTCTTCATCTTCCATCATCTTTTCAGCTTTATCTTCTTCTTTAGACTCAGCCATCTTTTCGGCTTTGTCTTCTTCTTCCATCATGGTTTCTTCTTTTTCGTCAACCATTGCTGACTCTGAATCTTCCATCATGTCCTTCATTTTCTGTTCAAGCTCCTTGACCAATGCGTCTTTAGCGACCAGCATTTGACGAAGTTCTTCAACAGATAGGGCTTCAATGTTATCCATTGAGGTTGTCCTTTCGTTTAAGAGTACACGACCAATCTTATCATTAGACTGTGCAGGTCGTGGAGTAAGTGTAATAGCTAAAAGTTGAGCACTTCCAATGGGGTTTCCACCGTCACGAGCGAAGACATCACCAACGATAAACTCAGGTGAAGACCATAGAACACCACCTGCAGACTTGACCACGTCAAGACCTCTTTCATTATAAGCAGGTGTTGCATAAAGACCATCTTCTCTAAGCTCAATGTCTACGATTAAGCCAAGTGCATTTCCGCTTTCGGGTGGTGCAGGGTGTCCACCTTGAAAAGGGCTTGTTGCATGCTGCCAATCAATAATTACAGGATCAGCATATTGACGTTTTTTAAATACTCGTATCATTTCACCAAGAAGTTCATGGTCTATTTCTTGGCCAATGTTTTCACCGTTCATTCTTGAAGACACTTGACCAAGGGCCAAAGTCTTGAACGGTTTACCAATGGTTAATCCTTCGGGTAAATCATAAGATGGTTCACTTAGGTTGGTGAGCTGAATTGCTTCACCATAAGCCCGAAGTGCTGTTTGCTTTTCATCTGCTCTTTTCATTTGGTTCACAACTTTCCTTGCAAAAGAATAACCAGCGTCACCGCCCCAACCTTGCCAAGCCTGCCACCCCTTCCCTTGGTCGCTCCAAGTTGAACCTTTTTTATCAACTTCATGG